AGAATCCTGGTTATCAGGTATCTGGTGGAGATGTTCATTGCTTAAGTGATATTGTTGACTTTGTTGAAGCATTAGCATATAACACTGCTCTTGGTGGTAATGATCATATCTACGAATCGACTTATAGAACTTTACAGTACGGTACTGTAACTGGTGACATCGACACTATGGTTGATGCTTATACCAAAGTGAAGACTATGGCACTTGACGTTATGAAGAACGTTGTAGTTGCTAAACAAGATACTTCACACGGTTGGACACAGTTTACTGATAGTGGAATCACTGCTGATACTGGATCACCTGTATGTAATGCAGTTGGTTCAACAATAACCACCCTGATGGATTTAGTGATTAATGCCCTAGGTACTACTGCTTCTCCTGGAACTCATACAGCATTTGCTGCTGGAACTAGTAAGACAATTCCAACTGGTGCTGTACTGGCTAATCCATCTACAACTGCTTGTGTAAGCATAACATCTACTCTTACAAACTTCTTTGCTATTATTACTGATTCTATTCAGGATCCTACTGGAGCAACACCTGCTACCTATCAGTGGTCTATTAGTAATCTAACAAGAGTTGAACCTGCATATTCATTTAATGACGCTGAGACACTTAAGTCTGTCAAGATGGCTTATAAAGATAAGTCTTCTGGTGGATTCTTCGTCTTCGGTGAAACTGTTAAAGGTATAACATCTGGTTCAACTGCTGAGATTATTGGTTCTAATGCTGGTAACAAGTGGATCTATACTAAGGATCCTAGTGCACCATTCCAAGCTGGAGAATACATTACTAATAGTCTCTTAACTAATACTGGTGTCACAGTTGATAATTTAGATTATGCTGTTGGTACTGGGTCATTAGAATTTAATGGTAGTGCATACCTTACACATCCTGCAACTGAGAAACTTGCATTTGGTAATGGTGGAATCCCTGATGGTAACTTCACTATAGAATTGTGGGTTAAGGTAACTGCTGTTAATACTAACCAGATGATTCTTGACTTCCGTACTTCAACTTCGGATACAGGTTCAGCATATTTGATGATTGTTAACAACAGTGTTCGTTGGAACGTTGGTAATGTTGATAGGATAACTTCTACTGGACTAATAGCAAATACTTGGACACATATCGCTGTTGTACGTAATAGTGGTGTTACTAGTCTATTCGTTGGTGGTACTAAGGTAACTACAACATATACTGATAATACTAACTACGGTAATTTACCAATCAAGATTGGTGCTAACGCTTCTAATGCTCAGGGATTGACAGGTAATATGGAGAACCTAATGATTAAATTAGGTATCACAGCAATAGATTATACTGGTGACTTTACTCCTAGTTCAACTTATGATGATACAGATATCAATCTTAAGTTTGGATTTGATGGTGAAGCACCTATTCCTGTTATTAAAGGTGAGATATATGCTAAGTATGAGCAATCAATTGTTTCTACCTGTACTGCTGATGGTGTAGAACTATGGCGTGATGAGATTATGACTGAGGGGGTTGATCTTGCTCGTGATGAGTATAGAGAATGTGCAGATATGATTGATAAGAACAAGTACTGGATTGCTGAGGAAGCAGTTGGTAGGATGAAGGCTCAGTATCCTGACTTTGTGATACCTGGTGATACTGGTACATCTTCAGAAGGTACTAGACTTTGCTTGAGAGATACTTACGAGTATATCATTCCTGCTATTGTTGCTGACCTTAGATATGGTGGTAACTATAATACCATCGTTGCAGGTAGAGGATATCTTGCTAACCAGGCTGGTCAATTAGCACACGTTAATGGAGAACTACTTCAGTCGATCTATGCTTGGAGAGAAGTTGGTAAACTCTGTAATGATGTTATTACTGCTAATGCTGATGACCTAACTGGTGAGCATACAACACGTATTCGTATTCCTAATTACTTCTCATCTCCTGCGGCTGCTGGTATACAGACCTTTATCACTGATATAGTAGATAATTTACTATTAGTCCTTGGTCCTACAGGTAATAGATTTAGAGACGGTGCTGATTTACTATACTTCAACCGTAAGTGTATCGCTGATGAAGTAGCTTTCTGGTTAGAAGAACAGTATAACGTAACTATTAACTTCGTTCAAGAAGATAAGTTTGACATTCCTGGTGGTACTCCAGGTCGTGAGAAGTGTGTTCGTGACCTTAGAGATCACATCATACCTGCTATTGCTGGTGACCTATTAACTGGTGGTAACTCTAATGTACAAGGCATAATCGATCGATACTTAGATCCTCAGAAGAAGATCATTGAAGTTGAGAAAGAATTGCTACCAATGCTTGATGCAATTGGTTATTCTAAGATGTTGATGGAGAAAGCATTGCAAAATGCTCTTGTCTCACGTTCTGAGAACCTTGCTAATATTGCAGGAATGAATGCTCAGACTATTGATGACTTATTCCAGTTCCAGTATACAGATATTGCTGCATATCGTAAGGATCAAGCAACTGAACCAACATTCACACACGACAATCAGATCTATGCAGGTTCTCAGCGTCAATTAGATGCTGCTGATATGCTTGAAACTAACAAGCGTGCTATTGCTGGTGAAGCAGTTGCTCTTATGCTTAAGTGTTCTGCATTCAAGCACAAAAACTTCAGTGTTAAAGGTGGTAAGAACCATTGTGAAGATGATATCGTTGATGTAATTCAAGGTGTTATTCACGACCTTAGATTTAGTTCTAACTCTGCTGTATATGATGCTTCTATGTTATATCTCAATACTGAGAATGGATTGAAGCACGTTACTGACGAGACAGAAGAAACTCTCTTTGCTATGAAGATGGCTAGAGATATGTCAGCACTCGCCATCCAGAACAAGTTAGGGTTTAATCCCTTCCCTGATGAAGCATCTAATCCTCCACGGAACAATTATGATTTTAATGCCGCAGGAGATGGAGCAGCTGGTAACAAGTTCTATGATGCTGGTAATGAAATAGAGAAAAATATAAGATTCATTGCTTCTACTGCTGTTGGTCGTGCTGTTGCTCAGTATCCAACATTAGGTTTCGGTGGATATGGTTATCAGAGTTGTGTTGATGACGTTGTTGACATCTTAGAAGCAACTGTATTCAACCTTAAGCACGGTGGTAACAACAAACTATGGTATGCAACTGAGTTCTATATTACTGATGCTAATGCTATTCAGCATATTAATTCTCAGTCTACTGAAGTTAAGTACGTCTTTGAACAGGCACGTGACATTGCTATTCAGGTAATGAGACAGCAATTGGTAACCACTAACGGTTATACAGAAGGTGATCCAGTATATGATCAGACAATTACTATCGATCAACAGACTGCTTCTGGTCAACATACTCCAACAGCAGCAACTTATGATCCTGCAACTGGTCTTTTAGTCTTAACCTTAGCTGCATCACACGGTGTAACTACCAACGATACACTTAGAATTAACACAAATTCACTTGTTTTCACTTGTGATCAAGACGATCATCAAACTCAACACTCTTATCCAAGAACATCCGACCCTGCTGCCATCTCATTACTACCAGTTACTAATGTAAGTGGTAATGATGTCACAGTTAATGTTGGTATAACTCAGAGAGTTAACTTTGATGCTAAGGATTCTACCTATGATCCAGAGACAGGTTTATTAACTCTTGATATTGGATCACATAGTCTAAGGACTGGTCAAACACTTAAGATTCTTGAGGGTGAGTTAAATTATCGTTGTGCTCAGGATAATTATAGATCTATTCATAAGTATCCTCGTTCTACTGATCCAGTAGTCGATAAAGCAATTGATATTGAAGCTATCGGAACTACATTCCATACTGCTACTTGGGCTAACTTTAACCCTGTTACTGGATTCCTGAATGTTACAGTTCCTAGTCACGGATTCAAAAATGGTGACAAGATTAGACTTGTTAATGACTCTATGACATTCAGTTGTGATATGGATGAGCATTATAGCAAGAAGACATATCCAAGACTTTCTGATCCTGCTAGTGGACGTTTCCTACCCATTTCAAGTGTAACTAAGAACACCTTTGAGATGAATATTGGTAAGACACCACTTAAGACATTTACTCCATCTCAAGCAAACTATGACCCAACTACAGGTGGTTTAGAACTTGTACTTGGTGTGCACGGTTTAACAACTGGTACTCATATTAAGTTAGCACCTAACTCCTTAACATTTACTTGTAAGGAAGACGATGATGCTACCAACCACACATATCCAAGAATTACAACTGTTAATGCAACTCCAACTGATGCTTCATATAATCCTGTAAATGGTCACTTAACTGTTACTGTTGCTAACCACGGATTCAAGGTTGGTGAGATGGTTCAAGTTGAGAAGGATGGATTAGTAATGACTTGTTCTATGGATGGACACGCTTCTGAGCACTCTTATCCTAGACAAGATGATCCTGCTAACAACTCTTGGATGAAGATTGAAGCAGTTTCTACAAATACATTCACCTTTAATGTAGGTATATCTCCTGCTGTAAGTTTCACACCAAAAGATGTGGTTTACACCCCTTCTACTGGTGATATGGTTCTAACCATTGGTGATCACAGCCTTACTGCTGGAACTGCACTTAAGATTGCTGAAGGTGGCATAACCTTCACTTGTGCACAAGATAGTCATCAAACTCTTCACCCATATCCAAGAAATACAACCTATACAGTATCTAACATTAATAACGGTGCTTATGATCCTGCTACAGGAATAATCACTATTACAACTGCTGCTAACCACGGTCTCCAGGATGGAGATAAGATTAAGTTTGCTGATGGTGCTATTACATTTACTTGTTCTATGGACGGTAATGGTTCTAACCACCCATATCCACGTTCAACTGACCCTGTATCTGGTAAGTGGTTGGAGATTGATGTAACTGGTAACACAACATTTACTTGTAATGTAGGTAAGACACCTTCTGTTGGTTATGATCCTTCACTTGTAACTTACGATCCTGCAACAGGATTGATGGTTATGACCATTGGTACTCACGACTTAACCGCTGGTACATCTGTAAGAATAGCTCAAAATTCACTGAAATTCAAGTGTGGATTTGACAACTACGCTACAGATCATACATATCCTCGTGCTTCAGGTCAAGGTGGTGCTACTCAAGATGACCCATTCTATGATACTGCTTGTAACATCACTGCTGTTACTGATACTACAATTACAGTTCAGGTTCTAAGCACTGTTCCTTCAACTAACACAACTCCACATACTTGGGTTGCTCCTACTAAGTTAACCCCAACATCAGCAGCATATAACCCATCAACAGGTGTTATGACTCTTAGTGTTACTAACCACGGTGTTGTTAATGGTGAATATATCAAGATTGATGATGGTGCAGTAACCTTTACTTGTGGTCAAGACAGTGATCAAACCAATCACGCTTATCCTCGTGCTTCTGACCCTGTATCTAATAAGTTTGTACCTATTACATACATCGATGCTAATACCTTTAGTATTCAAGTTCTAGAGAATGTACCTTCAACCAATACTACAACTCACAACTTTGTAAGTGCTGTTGCTAATAGTATTTCAAGAGCAGTCTTTAGAGCTGGTGGTATTTACACACACGCTTATGTTTCCTCTACTGCTGGTTCTCTAACTGCTAAGAAAGACCAAGCATTTGATTCTTCAGTCGAAATCAAGTACGAAGGTACTCCTTTGACTGCTGCATCTGGTACTACTTACAGTGGAGCTACTGGTATTATTAATATCACAACATCTGCTGCTCACGGATTAGTTGTTGGTGATTATGTCAAGTTAAGAGATGGTGCAGTAACATTTAATTGTGCTGAAGATGGTGGTGCTACTAACCACGCATATCCAAGAGCAACTGACCCAATTAGTGATAAGTGGATTCAAGTTCAGTCTGTTGGTAGTTCAACTACATTTACTGTTCAAGTATTGGATACTATTCCATCTACTAATACAACTAACCACACATTCGTTAGTGGATTGAGTAATGGAATTATTAAGAAGGATGATACAATCACTGTTAATGTTGGTATTTCTTCTAACACAACTGCTCATATCTTCAAGAGTGCAGAACCTGCTTGTATAACAACTGGTGGTAACTACACTCACCTATTCAAGTCTGCTGCTGTTAACTGCATTACTAAGTCTTCTGATCCTGTATATGGTAATCCTTTGACTATTACTGGTACAACTGCAACTTCTATAACAGTTAACGTTCTTCCAGTACTTCCATCTACCAACGTAACACAGCATACATTTGTATCTGCTACTAACAATTGTGTAACAACAGGTGGTAATTACAGTCATAAGTTCATCTCTGCTGTTGATGATGGTGTTGAATTAGAGTCTGGTTCTGTTACTGTCAATGTTGGTAAATCTCCTGCTATATTCTATAGCGTTGGTGATGCCATTTATGATGGTGAGACTGGTGATATGCAACTGAAAGTTGGTGCTCATAACTTAATGGAAGGAACAACCATTAAGATTCACGATGAGTCATTGAAGTTCACTTGTGATATGGACAGTCACGCTTCAGAGCACGTGTATCCACGTATGACTGATCCTGCTAGAAACACTGCTTTACAGATGAAGGAAGCAGGTTCTACATCTCATACTATTACTGGTGCATCTTATACTCCTACAAGTGGTATTTTATCTTGTACTATTGCTAACCACGGATTCAGAGCTGCACGTACAGCATCTCCAACTTTCGCCAAGTTTGATCCAACAACAGGTGATATGGAGATCTATAGTGCAAATCATAATATTGTAGTTGGTGATAGCATTAAACTTGCTGAAGGTGCTATTACATTCAGATGTGCAAGAGATCAATACAGTTCTAATCACTCATATCCAAGAAAAACTGACCCTGCTTATGATCAATGGTTGATTGTTAGCAAGGCAAATAGAAATAGATTTACTGTTAATGTTGGAACTGGTGAAACTAATGGTGCTGTATCTGATACATCAGAGCATAGATTCCAGGCATCTAATCCAAATACAATTACTGTTGCACCTGATCTAGTTAAGTTTGATCTTAATTCAATTACATTCAATTGTACAAAGGATAGCAACGCTACTAACCACACATATCCAAGAGCAGATGATCCAGAAGCAGGACATTGGATAGAGGTTCTTTCTACTCCTGATGCTAATACATTCACTTGTAATGTTGGTATTTCTGCTGGTGGTAACTTCGCTCACACTTATGTTGGTGCTACTACTGGTGGATTGAAGAAACAGACTGGATGGGTTACCGTTAACGTTGGTGCTACTCCTACAACTGGACATACAGTTTCTAGTGCTACATTCAACCCAATTACAGGTTCAATGGTACTTGGAATAGGTAACCATTACTTTAACAGACACGATAATATTAGAATCGCTCCTAATTCACTATCATTTACTTGTGGATTAGATAGCAACAACTCAGTTCATACGTATCCAAGAGGTGCGATGATTGAGTCAACTCCTACTGGTGCTGCTTATGATCCTCTAACTGGATTGATGACATTGACTCAGAACAATCACGGATTCTCTAATGGAGACTTCGTTAAGTTCAAGGAGAATGCATTTACGTTCACTTGTTCAATGGATAACAATGGTTCTAGCCACACATATCCTAGAACAACTGATCCTACTTTCGATCGGTGGATTCCTGTTGAGAATGTTCAAGCTAATACATTCCAAGTCAATGTTGGAACAACACCATCTGTAGGATTTGAACCATACTCTGTAAGTTACAATCCAACTTCAGGTGTTATGGAGATGGAGATTGGTCATCACGAATTTACTGTTGGACAGAGTATTCGTATTGCTGCTAACTCATTAACATTCACTTGTGCTCAGGATAGTAACCAGACTAATCATACTTACCCACGTTTAGGAGATCCAACCTATCAGAATGCTGTACCTATTACTGCTGTAACTGATACTAAAATTTCTGTACAAGTTCTTGCTTCACAACCTTCTACAAATACTACAGTTCACCAGTTTATTCAACAGGTAGGTAAGACACCTACTGCGATTAACTACAATCCTGTCTCAGGTGTAATGACAGTGACTATAACTGGTCACGGTTATAACGATGGTGATATGGTTAAGTTTGCTGAAGAGTCACTCACATTTACTTGTGATAAGGATAGTCACGCTACTAACCACACATATCCACGTAAGACAGACCCATTCTGGGATAAGTGGATGCCAATTAGTACCGTAACTGCTGACACATTCAACGTTAAGATACTTGATGTTACACCTTCTACTAACATCTCTGCTCACACATTTATAAGTGCTGCTGCTAACTGTGTTACTAGATCTGCTATAAGAGGTGGTGGTATTTACACACACGCAAATACTGGTATTGCTTCTAATGGAATGATCCATAAGAGGGATCCATTCTATCAGCGTGGTCTTAACATTGATACTATTGGTTACACATCTCATACAGTAACTAATGCTCTATACAACCCCAACACTGGTGTGATGAGACTCACCATACCGAATCACGGGTTTACTACCTCTGTTACTAAGACTGCAACTGCTGCTGTTTACGATGTAACAAGCAGTATGTTGAAGATAACAAGTGGTGGTCACGGATTTGTTGAAGGTGACAGAGTTAGAATTGCTGATAATTCATTAACATTTACTTGTGCTCAAGATGGTAACTCATCTAACCATAGTTATCCTAGACCATCTGACCCTGCATCACAGCGTTTCCTAGTTGTTACTAATGCAAGTAGCAATACATTTGAAGTTAACGTTGGTAATTTCTTCGGTAGAGGTCCAATTTCTAACCAGACTGCTCATACATTCGTATCTGCTACTGCTGATGGACTTGAACTTTCAAGAGATAAGATCAAGATGGCTGAAAATTCCATCACATTCACTTGTGCTAAGGATGATAATACAACAAATCATTCATATCCTAGAGCGAATGATCCTTCATATGATGAGTATCTACCAATTTCTGACGTAACTACAGATGAATTTGATGTTTATGTAGGACACGCTAACCTTGATAAGACTGTTCATCAGTTCGTATCTGCTACAACTAGTGGAGTTACACGTCCAGATGGAACAATTACAGTCAACGTTGGTATTTCTTCTAACACTACAACTCATAACTTCGTAAGTAGTACTACAACTTGGACACCAACTGGTGCTGCATACAACCCAACAACGGGTGTTATGACTCTTACTATTAATGGTCATAACTTCCATAACGGTGAGTACATCAAGATTGCTGATAGTGCATTGGTATTCCGTTGTGATCAAGATGGTCAAGCATCAGATCACGCATATCCACGTGCTACTGACCCTGCATCTGGAAGAATGCTTAAGATTTCTAATGTAACTACTAATACATTTGATGTTAAGATCCTAGATGTAACACCTTCTACCAACACTACAACACACGTATTCCAGTCTGCTGTTGCCAATTCAATCAGCAAACCTCAAATCATCGGTGGTGGAACCTACGATCATAAGTATGTAAGTTCTACTGGAATGGCAGTACGTAGTGGTGGTCTTTATGCTCATAAATTTGAAGGTCCTACTAGGACAACTGTAACTAACGCTTCTTATAACGGAACAACGGGTGTAATGCAGTTGACAGTACCTAATCACGGTTGGTCAAATGGTGATGGTATTATCCTTGATAGAGAGTCTTTAGTCTTCACTTGTGCACAAGATAGTAATCAAACTGAGCACCCATACCCAAGAGCAACTGACCCATTTGCTGATAGGGTTATGACTATTAGTAATGTTCAAGCTAATACATTCGATGTACAGGTATTAAACTCTGCTCCATCAACTAACACTACAGCACACGTATTTGTAAGTGCTACTGCTAAAGGAATAAGAAGAGCAGCAGTACACACTGGTGGTGCTTATGCTCACACATTTATATCTGCTGGATCTAACTCTATAACCACTTACACAGGTAGTGGTGCTGCACGTTGTTCTAACCAAGCATCTTCTATCACTACATTGATGGGTATTCCTATCAATCTATTTGGTTCTGGTGCAGGTAACCCTGATGCATACATTGCTGGTATTGCAAGAACTCTACCAGGCGAATGGCCATTAACGGGTGAACGTGCTGCAATTCGTGATACAACAATAACTTATGATATGGCTGGTAGTGGTCAGTGTAATGCAACAGCATCTTCTGTTACTCAATTATTTGATTATCCAATTAACGTTATTAAGACTGCGGCCGCAGGAAGTGGTAATTACTTTACCAACCAATCTGTCACTAGGAACGCTCCAGCAACAAATAATGCATTGCAGTCTGGTGGTGGTATTTGTTACAACGTGACATCTGCTGCTCGTGTTCTAGGTGAATTGATTGAGTCTACATTAGGTCGTGCTCCTGAGATGTATCGTCAGGCAGCGAGACTTCTAATGTTTAATGATCAGTATGTTGATCGTGAAGCATACTTCAAGACAAAACAGAATTATACAGGATACACAGGTGATGAGTCCTTCGGTGCAGATATCCGTAAGGCATTCATATATGATTTAATTACTGATGGTAACATCAAGACTCTTGAATTAGTTAATAGCTGGTTTGATTCCGAGGGTAACTTCGTAGCGTTCCAGAATATATTCAGAACATATATCATCTTCCACGCTGAAGCTGCTAAAGAGTTTATTGTTAATACAATCGAACAGGATTGTGTTAATCCTGGTGCTTATAACCAAGAGGTGCCATATGAGAATATAGAATATCGTCCTACAGCAACTGCTGTACATAAGATTAATCAACTATATCATTTAATTGATATTGCATTAAATCGTTCTACTCTACCCACATTATACCTTAAGCATAGTATAGACGTTGGTACAGATGTTAATACTGATGGTTCTATTGATGCACCATTAGGACATATATTCGAACCATATGATCGTATTACTTACACAGTTCTAGGTGCTGCTATTAATGAATTAGATAGGACAATTTACTATATCCACCCTGATACTACTGAAAATCTAATATGGATTTCAGAGTATATTGATGGAGACAAGATTGAATCACTAACTCCAGGTACTCAAGGGCAAGTTCATAGTTTCTCTGTAAATGATGAGACAGGTATTGTACGTACAACATCAACATTTGGTGAGCGTAATGTACCAACACCTATTGCTGGTGGTATACAACCTGCTGATATATTCTTTGGTGCTACCTCTGGAGCATATGCTGAAGTAATCAGAGTTCAGGATAACCACGCTGAAGTTCTTTATAATACAACATACTTACCAATAACTGTTACTAGTGATCCAGAGGTCTTTGTACAAGGTGAGGAAGTTGTTAAGACTGGTGCTACCGCTAACAAGGGAACCATTCTCGCAACAGATAATGCAACTTATATGAAGGTTATTATCACAGGTGGTACTTTATCTCCTGCTGATCTTATCGAAGGCACTACATCTGGTGCTACTGCAACTGTTGGTGCTTCTACGCACAAACTAATGTTGGTTAACTTTAGAATGGGTGAGTTCATTGCTACTGATATCTTGTTCTCCAAGGAAGATTCTGGTAGAGCAAATGCACTTATCGTACGAAATAATGATGGTGCTCTACTTGATAACCAGTCAGGTCGTGTAACATTTGATATTGAGACTGTTACTGGTAACTTCAATGCTAATGACGTTATCTACGGTTCTGTCACAGATCAGATTATTGAGGTTGAAGCATTCAACGTCCTACCTGGATTTGGTGAATACTTACACTCAACAGAGATCACTAGGTTCCAATATGCAGATATTATTACTGACTTTGGTGTAGATGATACATTCAAGGTTGGTGATGTTATACAACTTCAGAACGCAGGTCAGAGTGTTGGACACACATTCGTTGTTACTGAGCACGATACTACTAACAAGTATGTTTACCTCGCAAATGAGGTCGGTAGATTTAGTGCTATTGGTGATGATCTAACTGTAATCGGTGGTGATGTTGCTTATCAACTTGCTAAGATCCCTCCTGGATCTAACTTCCCAAGTGTATACACATCTGCAATTGTTTCTGTTGTAATTACTCCAACAACTGCTTACGGTAGAATCGAGAAGATTGAACAGGTTGGTTTACGTGCGATCATTCACTTAGGTGATACTGCTGGAGATTTTGTTAAGAATGCACAAATCATTGGTGACTACGGATTTAGAGGTGCTTGCTCCGTTGCTAAGACACTACGTGGTCGCGTAAGAAGATACTTTAGAGGATTTGATGGTGAGACTACAAACTTCAAGTTAACCAAAGACAACGGTACTGCTTACTTCCCAGATCCCGCAGGTCATATGATGATCTTCGTGAACGGAATCCTACAGCCTCCAGGCGGTTCATTAGCGTTTACTGCATTCTCTGATAACATTCAGTTCACTGAAGCACCTGCAATTAACTCAACATTCCACGGTGTTTACGTAGGTAAGTTAAGACAGTTAGATGACATCTCATTCGACTTTGACTCATTACGTAACTCCTTCAACTTGAAGTTAGGTGGAGTGTTCTACTCACTAACATTGACTGAAGGTGTACAGTCCAACACGATTAGACCAGAGAACAACATTGTTTGTCAGTTAAATGGTGTTATTCAGGAACCAGGTATCGGTTTTGAACTGGTTGGTTCACGTATAATCTTCTCTGAAGTTCCTCGTGCGGGTTCAACATTCGTTGCATTCTCCTACATTGGTTCTGACGTTGACGTTATCGCTGCTACAGTCGTACCACCTATCGAAACTGGTGACAAACTAGCAATTGAAGGTGAAGAATTTGAAAGAACTGTTGCTCTAATTGAGTCTTCTAACTCACTAATTACCTTCGAATACACTGGATCTGTTCGTGGACGTAACGCACAAGCACTTGCAAACATTGAAAGAGGTCGTATTACTGAAGCAATCCTCACCAACTCTGGTGATGGTTTCACTTCACGTCCAAACGTTGATGTAATTTCCTCCTCTGGTTTCGGTGGTAAGATCAAGGCACTAGTTGGTCTCGCACGTATTGACGTTAAGAACGCTGGTCAAGGTTATGTACAACCATCTGTGGGAGTTAATACTACTGTCGCAGACGACTTCTTAGGACCTACAGGCGCAGGAGTTAATGGTGGAATTGACATTTACCACCCTGAGTACGTACCTCCTGGCGAATCAACTCCTGTTGGTGAAGCATTCATCACTATCGAGTCACAGCCTGTTAACACAACCGTTAACCAAGGTCAGACTGCTTCCTTCACTGTAATAGCATCCACTACACCTGCTGGTGGAGTGATTAACTATCAGTGGCAGAAGAAGGATTACGGAACTAACTCTTGGATAAATATTGATGGTGCTACATCACCTACTTACACTACACCTGCTACTAGCCAGGGTGACGGTGGAGATGAATTTAGAGTCGGACTAACATCTACGGGTGCAACTCCAACACTCTCTCAATCTGCCATACTGACTATCAACATCGGTTCTACCACCGTTGATAACTTCACCCCAGATCAAATATTCGATGATAACTAATGGCAGCTAACGGTAGTTACAATCCAAGTAATGACATTCTCACAGTAACGGGTGATGGGTTACCTCATCCCGTTACTAGTGGGACATTTCCTAATGCAAACAACCCTAATGAAATAGCGACTTACACTTTCAGTCACGCTTTTACATATAGGGGTGGAGATAATACACAAACAAGTCAAAGTTATCCATTAGGTATTGTTGGTATAGCAGCAAATGGTGTTGCACTCTTCAATCCTTCTGCTGGTGATCTAGGAAGTCCTCCTGTAGGATTTCATTGGGTTGCAACTGAAAATTTTGGAATGGTTAATTTTGGTGAAGATAGTTGTGGTGGTCATCCTAATGACAATGATCAATACCATTATCACGATGGTGAGTTTATAAGTTGCTGGAAAGCCAATCAGGTGATGGGTGCTTATAATGATTACTATGGTTTAAGTCAGTACGTTGGCGACAATATGCGTCACCCTGACGGTCACTCAAAGATTTTAGGTTTATCATTTGATGGGTATCCTGTATATGGTCCATACGGATACAATTTACCTCAAGATAATACATCTCCAGTTGTAATAATGGAGACAGGGTATCAAATGAATGCATCAATTGCTGTAAATAGACCTGCTTATGGTACTACAACAGCAAATCCACCCAAGGGTGCGTTGATGGAGGACTATGAGTACAACGTTGACAAACCTGGGAGGCATTTAGATGTTTATAATGGTCGCTATTGTCATACTCCTGAGTATCCAAACGGTACTTTTGCTTACTTTGTAACGATTTGGAACGATGAAACGGAGAGTAAGACATACAATGTCACCACATCAAATGGTAAGTTCTTCATTGATGGTGTGGAAACACCTAATTTAGAATTAATTAAGGGAAGCACATATAGATTTACTCAACACGATACAACTAATTTAACACATCCATTTAGATTCTCCGCTGATTCTGATGGAATTCATAGTGGAGGAACTGAATACACCACTGGAGTTACAACTAATAACGTTCCTGGTAATGCTGGTGCTTGGACAGAGATAACTGTTGCATCTGATGCACCATCAACACTCTATTATTATTGCACTGCTCACTCAGGAATGGGTGCTTCTAGTGTAATTACTGTTAGACCCAATCGTTATTTAACTCCTAAGTTCCCATTTATATTTGGTCTTTCTTCAAAAGAAACACTAAATATACCAGCGAATCAAGGTATTGGTCAGGCACAAGATCCTGGTGGTGGAGATGGTGGTGGAGATCCACCTGCTGCACCAAGTATTCTTATTACTAACCAGCCAACTAATGCCACGATTGCTAATGGTGGTACTCAAACTTTTAGTTTGATTGCTGTAATTGAGCCTGAAGATGGTACTAAAGCATATCAATGGCAGGTTTCTACTGATGGAGGCTTTGCCTGGGCGAATATTACTGGTGCTAACACAGCATCATATTCATTAATAGCATTGGCTTATATGACTGGTTATCGATTTAGATGTATCGTTACTGGTCCTATTGGTGCACCTGTGCAAGCACAGAACTCACCTTTAGCATCCAATCTTGTTATCCTAACTGTCACTGGTGGTACTGGTGGAACAGATACTTCAAACGTTCTTAAATGGGATAGTATTGTTGGTAGATTTGATATGACGGCAGTCCCATTTGATAGGGACAACCAAAATCCAGACTTTACTAGAAATAATGTACGTTTTGACCTAACTAATTATGAATTCGACCTTACATAAATAAAACTGTAGAATAACCCCCCTACTATGGCTAAGCAGAACCTCAATATTGGCGTAAGTGCCAATGACGGAACAGGTGATACCTTACGAGATGGTGCTATTAAACTCAACAACGTTGTAGATGAGTTATATGCGGCTCTTGGAGATAACACTAACCTTCAAATAACAGTTAATTCACCCTCAACGAACCAAGTCCTCAAATGGAATGGTAGTACATTTACTGAGGGACAACTTGCAGCATCGAATCTTACTGACGTGGACGTTAGCGGGGTTACTAACGGACAGGTTCTTAAGTGGAATACTGCAAATGCTCGCTGGCAGCCAGGCGACGATTTACAAGGTGGTGGTGGCGGTGGTTCTTCAATAACCAATCTTACCAACAATGGTAGTGATGAGGTTGTTATTTCTACGAACTTCCTTCCTAATACTGATAATGCTTATGACTTGGGTTCTTCTACTTTGCGTTTTCGGGATGCTTACTTGGTCAACGCTTCTCTTTGGCTAGGTGATACTGCACTCTCTACTGATCCTGTGACACAGGAGATGCAACGTAAGAAGCAGCAACCTCATACAGTTAATAGTATTGACACTGGTGCTACTCGTACCATTGCTTCTAAATTAGCATCTGAAGATTCTACACAAGAAGAGAAGTTCAGACTTCGTTTCAATGCTATGAAGGCTGGTACCAAACTAGAGATTGAAGACTCAACTGGTGCCAAAGCAGAAGTTGATTTTACTTCATTCACTGCTGAAGCAGGTGCAGCACGTGGTTACATCCAAGTAGCTGCTACTGGTGCTAACCAATCTCAAGAATTGTCTGTAACAAATCCAGTTAAGATCACTTCTAAGAATAGACTGTTAAGTGAGGATGAGACTGGTAAGGTTGATATTGGAGCACAAGATTTAGACTTTGGTAGTGGTAACAAACTATTCTTTGATGGTTCGGGTGTCCTAGAAGTTACAGGTTCAGAATTACGTTTTGGTGCTTCTGGTTCTAAGAAGCAATTGAAGTTTGATGGTAATGATAACCTAGTTCTCGATCAAGATACTGAGATTCAGTTTGGTACTACTCACAAATTAGCAATGGACTCAACTGGTAACCTAACGGTTCCTGATGGAGAAATTAGATTTGGTAGTTCTACCAGAAAATTGAAAATTGACTCTAGTGGTAACCTTGAACTCCCTGCTGATGGTGAGATCAAGATCGGTACTAAGAGAATGAAGATCGGTACTAACGGTACCTTTGATATTGCTAACGATGGTACTAACTTCACTGAAGTTGGTGGTGGATTCCAGACTCAGATCGGTAATGCTCCTGCTGGTGCATCTATTATCAAGGGTCACGATAATGCAACCATCTATAAGCCATCTCCAACATTGCTCTATAGGTTCACTGCATCTGGAATGAGTGCATATACAGTTAACGGACCTGGATTAGCAACTAACGTATCTAATGCTTCTTTGGTATTCCATAGAGGATTTACATATGATTTGCATAACCAAGCAGGTGGTTCACACCCATTAAGGATTCAGTCTAGTTCTGGTACCTCTGGTACAGAGTATACAACTGGTGTTTCTGGATCTAACACAGGTATGCAAATTATAACCGTTCCACTTGATGCACCAGATACCTTATATTATCAGTGCACAGCGCACGCCGCTATGAACGGCACAATCACCGTAAAATGATAAATGACCAGAACAGTCCCAGGATCAGGAGCGAAAATTGAACCACTCTTTAACTCTATTTTTGGTGTTCGAGACGTTTATGTGGTGGACGGTGGTGCTGGCTATAACAGCTCTGATCCACCTGAATTAAAGATAACCAATTGCGGTACTCCAATTCGTGACGCTGTTCTAGAACCTATAATAGAACACGGTCAGATTGCTGCTGTCAAGGTTCTTGATCCTGGTGAAGGATATGATCCTTTTAGAATTGATATAACTACAGCAGGAAATGGTGTAGGTGCTAAGGCAAAAGCAATACTATGGGAAGAAGATCAATTAGATTCTCAAGGTAATATCGTTGCACCTGCTGGTTCGTTACAATATATTCAAGTATTATCTAACGGAGACGAGTACTTCTCTGATGAAACTACTGCTGAGATAAAGGGTGGTGGTGGATCTGGTGCTGAACTACGTCCTGTAACAGGTTTGGTAACTGGTTTGTCATTAGAACAAGCTGGTTCTAATTATGAGATAGGTGATGTTAATATTATTATCGCTGGTGGTGGAGGTCAAGGTGCCACTGGTGTTACTGAGGTTGATGAATTTGGTATCGTTAAATCTATTGACGTATCTAATCAAGGTGAGTTCTATGAAACTCCACCTATTATTCTATTAAATGGTGGTGGTGGATCTGGTGGTAAAGCACAGGCAACAGTTGATCTGGGTGCTATTACTAGTATAGACATCACTAATCCTGGTGGTGGTTACTCTTCAGATCCTCAAGTTCTATTCACTAGAAACACTGACCTTACAAAAGAGTCTAGAAATAGACAGTCATTCAACTCAACACTCTATGATATAACAGGTCTTCTTCAAGATCTTGATGAGAATGATCAGACTGTATATGTACAGACAACTGCTCCTTATCCAGGCTCAGGTAAAATCCTAGTCGGTAGGGAGGTTATTCGTTATACAGGAAAGACACTCACATCCTTTACTGGTTGTGACCGTGCCCTTAACTTTAGATATGATCAGAAAGTAGTATTGGATGGTCTTGCAGATCAAGGTGGTATCTCAGGATACAACTTTAATGTAGGAGATAGAGTTACTAGAACTACTGAAAGCTCTAGCAATAAGATTGCTCGTGTTTATGACTGGATTGCAGAAACTCGTTCATTGTATCTTGTATTCGAAGTTGATGAATTAGCATTCATTGATGGTGGTTCTTCTCAAGTTAAATCACAGGTGATTGACTTTACTGGTGGTGTTTCATCCGCATCTGCTACTGGTGTTGCTCCACATAACATTGTTGATTCAGTTGGAAACAACATTGTAACTTTAACAGTACCACTTAATGAGATTCCAGATAAAGCATTCGAAGATATTGCTGAACTGGATGGTGCTGGAGATGGTATACCTGACATCATAAACACAGGTACAGATTTTGAAGGTGAGATAAATCTAGATGGTGGTATAGCAGTATCACTTTATGGTATTGAAGAAACCCTTGGTGGTACTAACACGACTCTGTTTGCAGTTGGTGACCAAATGACTGATGGTTCATCTCCTCCATTATCACCCACAGTATCCGTTGCTGGATCACTTGGTGATGGAGATCTACATTATGCAAAAGTTAAATTTATCTTCCGTAGTCTAGATCCAGGTGCTGCTCAGTATTATAACGTTGATGAAACCGTAACAGGTTCTATCACAGGTATAACTGGAACAGTTGAATCTTGGGACTCAGCAACTAAGACATTGACTGTTAAGTCAATTGTAGAAAATAATGGCAATTCCTTATGGAATTCAAATGAATTAATCACTGGTGCAGGGACTGGTGCTATAGGAACTACTCTAAGAATTGAGTATCCTTCAGCAGTTAGAAACGAGCCTGATTAAACCCAGTATAAATAAGAGGAAGGCACAAGCAGCCAATGGCATTACTTACCGATCAATTTAGGATTTTTACCGCAGAAAAATTCATCAAATCGCTTGAAGGTCCCGATAAGAACCAGAGCGATATAGCTGCTGGTGCGAATCGTGATCGTCTGTATGTTTTTATAGGCAGACCTCAAGAATGGGATAATGAGAATAACCCACCTACTCCTGTAGATTCTTTTCAGGAGTTTTCTGATAGTTATGATGATATGATCTCGATGAAGCGTGTTCTAGCGAATGACGCTGTTCAGGTTATACGTCGTATCGACTGGATACCCCCAGAACAAACTACTGGTGGTTTGGGTTATGTGTACGATATGTATCGTCACGATTATTCATCCAGTAAGACTGCTTCTTCTGGTGCTACTAAACTTTATGACGCAGATTTCTATGTTGTTAACTCTTCATATCAAGCGTATAAGTGTATTTACAATGGTACCTCACCTTCCGACCCTAACGGAAAGCCTTCAACAGTTGAACCTACTGGAACTAGTACTTCTATTATTACTACCGCCGATGGTTATCGCTGGAAGTATATGTTTACTATTCCCGTCGGTCAGGTACTGAAATTCTTCTCAGGCGATTATATGCCTGTGTTACAAGATACTGCTGTACAATCTGATGCCGTTGGCGGTGAGATTGACACAGTGGTTATACAATCATCTGGTTCTGGTTACAACAATGGTACATACGAAAATATCCCGATCAAGGGAGATGGCACGGGCGGTAGGATCAGTGTCGTTGTGGACGGCGGTCGCATTGTTAGTGCTACTGTAACCTCTGGTGGTTCTAGTTATTCTTTTGGTAAGGTTATTATTGATGAGATTAATGGTATTGGTGCTGGTACTGGTAGCGGCGGTGCTATCGATGTCATCATCGCTCCAAAGGGAGGACACGGATCAGACCCAGCCATCGAACTGGGTGGTTTTCGTGTAATGATTAACACGAAGTTTACCTATGATGAAGGATCAGGTGACTTCCCAACTGACAACGATTACCGTCGTATTGGATTGACTCTTAATCCAAGTAAGTACGGTACAGAAGAATTGGCAGACGCAATTACCTTGTCTGCTACAAACGCTGTGATTTTCTCTCCAGATTTCACAGGTTCATTTAACACTGATGAAATTATTACTCAAACTCGTACTATTGGTGGTCAGCAAGTGACTGCTAGAGGACGAGTTGTTTCTTGGAATACTACAACTAAGGTTCTGAAATATTATCAGAACAGAGTTGATGGTATCTTCCCTGAAATCTCTGGTAATAAGACTGTCTTTGATGGAGGTAATACTGTTGTTGGATCTGGATCTGGTACCTCTGCCGACCCAGACATTAACTTCCCAATTATTCCTGGTGAAGCAACACGTGTTATTAACAACACTGAATATGATCTTGGTATGTCATTTACATCTGGTTACGCCAAACCAGAAGTGAAAAAGGACTCAGGTAAAGTCATCTACATAGACAATAGGAGAGCAATCTCCCGTGCTGGCGACCAAATTGAGGACATTAAGATCGTAGTAGAGTTCTAAAAACAATGCCACAGAATACCAATCTGAATATATCGCCCTACTTCGACGATTTCGATAAGGCGAATAACTTTTATAGAGTTTTGTTCCGTCCTGGATATCCTATCCAAGCGAGAGAACTTACTACTATGCAATCCCTGATGCAAAATCAGGTTGAATCGTTTGGTTCGCATATGTTTAAGGATGGCTCTATGGTCATCCCAGGTCAAATAGGTTATGACCTAGATGCTAAAGCAGTTATACTTCAAGGATCATTCTTAGGTGCAGACGTTGAGCAATATAGAGAACAGTTAGATGGAAAGATTATCAGTGGTTTGACTACTGGTGTTAAGGCAAAAATTCTTTTCTCCATCCCTGCTAATATTTCTGAGCGTGGTTATATTACATTATATGTAAAGTATTTGACTTCTGGTGGTGCAGATTCTTCTACAGGAAGCTTTGTAGATAATGAGCAGTTAATATGTGAGTCTGAAATCACTTATGGTAGTTCTTTGATTGAGATCGGAACTCCATTCTCACAGTTACTTCCTACTAATTCTACTGCTGTAGGTTCAACTGCATCTATTACTAACGGTGTTTATTTCATTCGTGGTTATTTTGTTGATGTTGTTGATCAAACAATCATACTTGATCAGTATACAAACTCACCATCTTATAGGGTTGGTCTAGAAATCTTCGAGTCTATTGTAACTCCAGAAGATGACCCTGGTTTAAATGACAATGCAACTGGTACTTCTAACTACTCTGCTCCAGGTGGACACAGATTTAGAATTAGAACTAGTCTTGTTAAGAAAGTTATTGACGATGATACAGATAAGAACTTTATTGAACTGTTAAGAATCAATAATTCTAACATTGAAACATTTGTAGAGAGAACTGCATATAATGAGATGGCAAGGGAACTTGCCCGTAGGACATTTGATGAGTCTGGTGACTATACCGTAAGAGACTTTGACGTGCGTGTCAGAGAGCACAGGAACGACGGTATCAATGGTGGGGTGTATTTACCTGGTAAGGCATCTCCTGGCGGTGTACTGTCTTCTACTGCCCACTTCTCAGTTGAAGTAGGTCCAGGTAAAGCGTATGTAAGAGGATATGAATCAGAAACTCTTATTCCTACCTATGTTGACCTAGAGAAATCAAGGACAACTGTTGCATTACAGAACTCTATTATCCCATTTGAACTCGGCAACTTTATGCTGATGAATAATGTGAAGGGTTCACCTATTGTTAATGGTAACAATATCACAGAGAACTATCAAGTTGTTGAGTTTCGTGATATCAAACCAAACTATAACCTAACCGCTTCAGGTAATATAATTGGTTATGGACGTGTTGCATCATTTGAGTATCATAATGGTACTACTGTTAATGCTCAGGCAACCGTATTTAAAGCATATGTGTTTGACTTACAGCCACTAACACTGATGAAGTTGAGTAATGCTGTAACTCTTGCACAGGGACACGTTATTAGAGGACGTAGTTCTAAAGCAAAAGCATTTGTAGAAGCCGATTATAACGGTGTAGATCTAATTAAGGTATACCAAGTCTATGGTACTTTCCGAGACGGTGAAGTTATTGAGCGTGATGGTGTAGAAATTGGTACTGTTAGTGATTACTATAAGTACGAAATCACTGATGCTAAAGGTATAACTGGTAAAGACCCTGATACAAACGCTATCATCTTTGCTGGAGACTTCTTATTGGATCAAGAAACAGTTATTGCTGGTACTAACTTTAATGTTAGTTCTGGTGGTGCTACTGGTACCTTAACTGGTACACAGTCAAACTTTACCTTAGACTTAAGACCAGGTGATGTTTTAACCGTTAATGGTTCTGATGAGCAGCAAATAGATCTCATTAGTATTGTTTCTACTAATATTGATAATCAGATTACTAGTGCTACATCTGCTGCATATAGTGGTAACGCTATTGCTGCTGCTAACTATGGTTTCATAGTTCGTCGTAGACCTCAAATCTATGATAATGAGACTGCTGACCTTATGATTGAGATGCCTAAAGCATCTATAAAGTCAATTGCTGACGAATCAGCAATCGTTGCACGTACCTTTGATGATATAACTGTTACTGGTGCTAATGACTTTACAATCTCTCTACCTGCTGATGAACAGTTCCTTGCATATGATAAGGATCATTATCAGTTAGTATCACTTGCTCCTACAGCAGGAACAGTGATTGATATGGAGAGCACTCATACATTTAATACAACTGGTACACCTAGAACATCTTTAACTGTAACAGGTCTTACTGGTGTTACATCTGCAAGATTGATTACATCAGTTTCTAAGAACCAAGCAGAGAAGAAGTTAAAGAATGCTACTGAGATGGAAGTTATGAAGGTTGAGCGTACTGCTAACTCTTCTGACAACATCAAATACGGTTTAACATACGGTTCACTTTATGGAACACGTATTGAGGACGAAGAAGTTTCTTTGGGATCTACTGATGTCTATCGGGTTCACGCTGTCTACGAATCTAATGATGATAATGCTGCTATTATTCCTCATCTAACGATGCAGGATGCCACCATCTTCCAGAAAGGTACTGTGATAGAAGGTGCAACATCTAAGGCAAAGGCAAGAGTTGTAAACTTTAACTCTGTTTCATATGTCTGCCACTTTGTTTACGAGAACGATAATTTCTTTGCTCTAGGTGAAACTATTACTGGTTTCGATGCTGCTGGAAATGTTCTTATGGGTCTAGTTAATGATGCTGATGGATCTATTAACAATGGTTCACGTAACATTACTGACAACTTCTACCTTGATCCTAACCAGTTAGGTCACTATTATGATATTGGTAAACTAATAAGATACAGTTCTGCTAGTGCACCTCTTCGTAAGTTAATGATTGTGTTCAACAGATTCACCCACGAAGCAACGGGTGACTACTTTGCTGCACAGTCCTATGTTGGTATCGATTATTCCAACATCCCAAGTATTCAATTTAATGGTGAAACTAGAGAACTCAGAGATGTTCTTGACTTTAGACCTGCTGTAACTCCTGTATTGTCAGGTTCAGGTACTGTTGGATCACCATACTATGTTAACTGTGCATCACTTGACTTTAAAGATAGAGGATTCTCCTCTGGTGGTGTATCAAATAACGCTACTATTATTGACATTCCTAAGCCAGAGTCTGACTTCCGTTGTGACTATGACTATTATGTCAGCAGAATTGACAAACTATTCTTAACTGATCAGCAACAATTCAAGATCGTTAGGGGTGTTCCAGGTGAGTCTGATGACATACCTGCAAACATTGATAATGCAATGTTACTTGCTACTCTGTATCACGAACCTTATGGTTACGGTCCAGAAGGAGTACACATTGTTAGAGAAAACAACCGTCGTTTCACGATGCGTGACATCGGTCTAATTGAAAGACGTGTTGATAATCTTGAGTACTACACTGCATTGAACCTACTTGAATTAGAAACTGCATCTCTATCTGTTAAAGACAGTGATGGATTCGATAAGTTTAAGAATGGTTTCCTTGTAGATGACTTCAGTTCATTCGATTCAGCAGAAACACTTCACGAAGATTTTGCTTGTGCTGTATCTTTTGCAGAAGGTAAGTTACGTGCTTCTCACTATACCACTAACGTAGCACTACAATACAGTGCTAGTGGATCTAGTGGAGTTCAAATTCATAATGTTGGTACTTTGACTCTTCCATATGAAGAGAAAGCATTTATTATCCAACCATATGCATCACGTGTAGAGAATGTAAACCCATTCAACGTGTTTGCTTACATTGGTAGATTAGATTTATTCCCATCATCTGATGACTGGGTAGATACACGTCGTGCTCCAGACAAAGTTGTAAACTTAGAAGGTGACTTCACTGCACAGGTTCAAAGATTTGGTGGAGACACTAACACAGGTTTCGTTCCAACTCAATGGAACTCTTGGAGAACTAACTGGACTTCTAACTCCAGTAGAACAGATACCAGAACAATGCGTAGAGGTTCTTGGCCATATATTAGAAGGATCACTACAACCACAACTAATACTACTAGATCACAGACAAGATCTGGTATTAGAACTATCATTACTCCACGTGTTGACCGTCAGTCATTAGGAGATAAGACGATTGAAAGAACAGTAGTTCCATTCATTCGTTCAAGAAACGTTGCATTTAAGATTCAGCGTCTTAAGCCTAATACAAGATTCTATTCTTTCATTGATAACGTAGATGTAAACTTCTATACTACACCAAGATTGATTGAAGTTATTAAGAACCCAGTCGATGATACTCGTACTAATAACACACCATTTGTTACTGGTGAAACTGTTATTGGACAGACATCTGGATGTAGACTTAAGATAGTTACACCTGAGACAGGATTTGATGATGGACTATCACCTTATGATCAGAGTGAACTACCAACATCTTATGCATCTACTACACCATTACTCAACATTGATACTCAAACAATGTCTGAGACAGTTGCTGGTTCTTTCTATGGTAACCCATTAGAGACTGAGATCCTTGTAGGACAAACCTCTGGTGCACGTGCTGTTGTTAAGACGAAGCGTTTGATTGCAAACACTAATGGTGATATGGAAGGCATTATGTGGATACCTAATCCAGGTGTTTCCACTAACCCAAGATTTGCAACTGGTACTCGTGTCGTTCGTTTAACAACTTCTGAGACTGACTCTAGGATTCCTGGACAGGTTGACTCTGCTGCATCTGCTAATTATGTTGCATCTGGAGTTATCGAGACCAAGCAACAGACCATCCTTGCAGTTAGAAATGCAGATATTGTAAGAGATACAGTTGTATCAGACAGAGTTGTTAACGACCAGTCTACTGCAACCAGAGACACAGGTTGGTATGACCCACTAGCACAGTCATTCTTAGTAGAATCTAAGGGAGGAGCGTTTTTAACAGGTGCAGAATTATTCTTTAATACAAAAGATCAGAGAATTCCAGTCTCGGTACAAGTTAGGGAGATGGCTAATGGTTATCCTACCACTAAAGTTCTTGCTTTCAGTGACGTTACTCTCCTTCCTAGTCAGATAAACTTATCTGAAAATGGAACTGTAGCAACTAAGTTCACGTTCAACTCACCAATATATGTGACTGAGAACAGAGAATATTGTTTAGTTGTTCTTTCTGACTCTAACGAATTCAAACTTTGGATCTCACGAATGGGTGAGGATGACGTTACTAACGATAGAACGATATCTGAACAGCCTTATGCTGGTGTACTATTCAAGTCACAGAACGCTTCTACGTGGACTGCTGACCAGTACGAAGATCTTAAGTTTAACCTTTATAAAGCAGAGTTTGCTGAGAATACAAGTGGTACTGCTGTATTCAATAACTCAGAACTAGCGATTGGTAACGGTGGTATCGCCGAACTACGAAGCAACCCAATTAAGACTTTAAAACCCCAAATCAAAATTATTCTTTCAGACCATACAGCAAACTATACTATTGGTGCTGAAATCACACAGACAGATACATCACCTGTTCCTTCTGCTATTATCAGGCAGGTTGTACAAGGTGTACAAGGTTCATCTAACTCTTATCTAATTGTTGATGATGTAAATGGAACCTTCAGAGAAGGTGTACAGTCTGGTGCTAACTGGATTTATAGATTAGTATCTTCAAGATCACTTGGTGATCTAACACTAACTGGTGTTACAGGAACATTCAATGTTGATGACACCTTAACAAATGGTACTGGTGCAACTGCTATGGTTACTGGATGGGTATCTGGTACTGGTGTTGTTTCAGTTAAGTCTGTAACAGGAACCTTTGCTGTTGGTGATGCTATCACTCAGGATACTGATGGATCTACAACTGGTTCTGGTACTATCGCATCTGGTGGTGTATCTATAACTGGTGATGATATTAATGATTATCCTGCTGCTCCTATCTCATACTATAACCAAGCAACTGAGATTACAGTGATGCACGCAAACCATTGTATGCACGATAAGGGTAACAACGTTAAACTTGATGGTGTAATTTCTGAAGTTGCTCCTACTATCATCGACTCTGCTTACCATACTAATGGTTTGACAGCATCTGATGGTGTTTCTGGTACATTCTCATTACACATTAATGATGCATCTGCATTCCATACAACAATAAATGGTGCGGCTGTAGGAACTAGCAACCCAGGTTATCTGGTAATTCGTGATCCTGAAGTAGGACAAAAACACTACGAGATCATTGAATACAGTGCTATATCTGCTGATGGTAAGATCATTACATTACCTTCAGGTTCACGTGGTAAAGCAGGAACAAGTGCTCTAATACACAGTTCATTAAGTATTGTTGAATGTTATAACCTTGATGGCATTCCTCTTGTAGAAATTAATAAGTTACATACTGCTATCGGTTCACCTACATTAGATTCTTATAAGGTTGCAGTTACATCTGTATCTACCAATGGTATTACTAATGGTGGTTCTGAGATTACTGCAACACAGAACGTTCAGTTCGAACAGTTCTATCCTCAGTTACAGATGAATGTCTTCCCAGAGACAGATGTTATTCCTCGTTTGAATGCTGTTAGTGCAACATCTATCACTGATGGTAATAATATTGATGAAGCATCATTCATTAATGATGGTGTATATCTTGACTGTATTGCTAATGAAGACAACTATCTAACATTCCCTAAACTTGTATGTTCTAAAGTTAATGAGGATGCTAAGTTAAGTGGTTCCAAGTCACTTACTATGCAATTATTATTGAGTACAGCGAATAAGAATATTACTCCTGTTGTTGACACAGATCGTTGTTCACTCATTACAACATCAAATAGAATTAATAATCTTACTTCTACTGTTTCTAATGCAGAGAAGAATAGTGGTGATCTAAATGATGCTGTTTACATTACTAAAGTCGTCAATCTTCTACAACCTGCTAATACATTGAAGGTTATGTTTGAAGCTTGGAGACATCCTGATACTGAAATTTACGTTATGTATCGTATACAACCCGTTGGTACATCTCTCGCATTCAGTGAGATAGGATATACATACTTCAATGGGAACGGTATAGAAGATAAATTGGTACAGAAGACTGAAGCTTATCTGCTAAGAGATTTGGAATATACTTATAGTGGTTCTGAATTTAACGTAGCACAGATTAAGGTTATAATGACTTCTAAGAACCAATCTTATGTTCCTGAGATTAAGAACCTTCGAGTAATGGCATTAAGTGACCTCTAATAGATACTTACACGTGAAGGGTAAACCCGAACTGGTACGGGATACCCGTTCTGGTGCGGTACTAAATACAAAGGAAACACCCCCTGGTACTGCTTCTAAAGCACGTAAAAAACGGGATGGCAAGATCGACTCTATGCAAGAAGAGCTCGATGTGCTAAAATCTGAGATATCAGAGATTAAGTCCTTACTCATTAAAAACTTGGAGACAAAATTATGACTGCTGACCAACCTGAAACCGTCGATCAAGAAAAACTCTTGGGCGATTTTAAGACTCGATTAGCGAGTATGGTTGAAGAGAACCAAAAAATGGCTCAAAAGATTCGATCTAATGAACAACAGGCACTAAAACTGCAAGGAGCGATCGAGACTTTAGAGTATATCCTCAAACCTGGAGAGGAAGTTAACGAGGTCACCACAGAAGAATAAACGAAGGGGACTCGCAAGAGTCCCTTTTTTACGGTTATAAATATCTTGAGAGGCATATTGTCCGTGCAGATTAGAGACCTAACCAATGGCAAATAGAATACAATTACGACGTGATGGTGCTCAACAGTGGGCAAACATCAACCCCATTCTCGCACAAGGTGAGTTGGGAATTGAGATCGATACGTCGCGTATCAAAATTGGTGATGGAGTTACACCGTGGAACTCACTAAAGTATGAACGACCACTAGAAACAGAATCAAACGCTGCTAATACACTTGTTAAAAGGGATGCTGACGGTAACTTCCAAGCTGGTGCTGTCACTGCAACTCTAATTGGTAATGCCTCAACATCAACACGTCTTGCTAACGCACGTCAGATCCAACTCTCTGGACAAGTAACTGGATCAGGTTCTTTTGATGGTTCTCAGAACTTAGAACTTACTACTGACCTCTCTCTAATCACAACTCTTCCACATTATGATCCCAACAACCCTAATGCTGATGCACTCTATACTAGGGTTCGTGTTAACAGTCAGGGGCGTGTTATTGGTGCTGAGCTTGCTTCTACTCTTGCTAATTATGGTATTACTGATGCTCAACCTCTTGACGACGAGTTATCAGCAATTGCTGGCTTAACATCACTTGGTCTTCTTACACGTACCTCTGTTGGTAACGTGATGACCAGAACATTAACTGGTGGTGCTGGACGTTTAATATTTACAGTACCTGATGGTAGTTCACAGAACCCATTTATTGACCTTGCTGACACAGCAGTTGTTGTTGGTTCATATAACGTTGAATCATTAACATCTGTTAATTCTGCTGGTAGTAACTCAGAACCATATGGTACAGAAACTGTTAACGCTGTTAAGTTTAGTGTTGATAGATATGGTCGTGTTACCTTAGCAGAGAACGTACCTATTGCCACAGCAACACAGGGTTCTAAGTACGATACTTATAATGCTGGTACAACCTATAGCCGTTATGCCATATTAGAAGCAAATTCTAAGGTATATCAGGCAATCCAAGATATTGCTGCTGGTGGTGGAGAACCTGCTCATACCACTGGAGATGTAAGTGGATGGAGATTCCTTAATAACGTTGGTGTAGAACAGAAAGGTCTTGCATCATTTGCACAAGAAGATTTTGACGTTGATGCTAATGGTCACGTAACCATTGCTCTTGCTGGTGTTGATAATACACAGCTACAAAATAATAAACTTACATTCACTGACGGTAATACCGTTCAGGATTTTGAATTAGATAATGAACTTACTACTGCCACTGGTAACACTGGATTTGATTACCTTAACTACGTCAAGGTTAATGACACCTCTGGTGGTCTTCTTTTCAGTGCTAATAACACCGATAATACTGGTGCTGGTGGGGTTGACATTAATGTTGACACTAATATTAGTGGCGCGTCTATTAAATTAGATAGACCTGGCAGTAGTCCATTACAGACTATTGAAAGGACTGCTGGATCTCTTAAGATCCATCATAATGTAAACTCTGCTACTGATAGGACTCTGGATATTATCTCAGAGAACGCAGGTGCAGGTACTGCAAAGATTAACATCACAGCAGACGAAGATATTACAATCTCTGCTACTAATGTATCCAATAGAGTTCTTGTAGAAGGATATCAGTTCCAAGATAATGTTTTAAGTAGCACTAATGCTACTATGGTATTAGATCCAGGTGATGATGATACTGCATCTGGAACACTTCAAGTTCGTGGTAACCTTCAAGTTGATGGTACTACAACAACAGTTAATAGTACTGTAGTTACAATTGACGATCCTATATTTGTACTTGGTGGAGACTCAGCTCCAGGTTCAGACG